TACATTGTTCAGCCAACAACCTGGCGTAATTGCCGGGACCATCGTTCAGACTTCAAAATCTGACGGTTCGTTGGTTGCTAGATGGGTTATTGACTTACCCTTTAGCTCTAACGTAGATCTTGCGTTAGCAAAAAGAACTCTGCAGTGCCCAGAACGTATTAAGAACGTTGCTATTTCGTCAGCTTACGCTGGCGTTACGGCTAACGAACAAAATGCTGTTCTCTGGGCAGGTGAAGCTCGCGAAACTGTTAAAATGGTCGGTGATATCGGAGCAGGTTTACTTGCTCTATATCAACGAACAAAGAAGCAGCGAGCAGCTTGGGCAAAGGGCAAACTTAGTGTGTCCGAAGCTCAAAGTCTAACGTTAGGTCTTTTATATGGGATTCTACCACTTGAGCAATCAATCGCCCAAGTGATGGACGGCCTTTTAAATCTTAAAGCCGATGACACTCGCCACACTTCCCGCGGTTTCAACGTTTACACTGATACAAATAGTGCGAATGTCGATGATCGCAATGAAGGTGCGGGTACCCATGTTATTTCTCTCTCTCTGAAACCCTTGAGGTTTCGGTTCGAGCTGGGGTCCTATACGATATTGACACTAGTGATTTTCCTGCGATAGCAATTATTGCAGACCCAAAACAAATTGTGGAGACAGCTTACGCTTTAGCGCGACTGTCTTTCGTAATTGATTGGTTCATTAATGTCGGCAACACTTTAAAAGCTTGGTCACCGAGCTTGGGTACGAATATCTTAGCTGCTTTCTTAACCTTTGAGGAAAAGTATACGCAGCGAGTTACTGAAACCCTAATTCGGATCCCCCGGGATTTGCCAACAACTACTGAAACAGTAAATTGTGAAGGTAGTTACAGTTATGAGTTAGAAACAACGCTTAAAACGCGTGTTCCGATCTCACGTAATGACCTGGCTATTGTCCCAAGAATGGATTTCAATCTAAACTTGGATAAAATTTTCGCACTTGTACTTTTATTTGCAAAAGCAAAACAAGTATGATGCTGTACAATTAACCGCACAACAATCGAGGGGTTTATCCCATGCAAAACGTAATTATCACAGTAGGTACAAAGTCTTATGATCGCTTCCAGGAAACACCTGACAAAACAACTTATGTCAGTAATGTTCACTCTGTTGGCAATGTCGACTTACTCCTACTCGGCCGTACCGTCCCAACTACCACAACTGGTAGTGCCAAAATACGCGCCAACCTCATCCAGGACTGCATGTCTGGAAGCGGAGCTGATGAAGTTAATGTTGGAAGAGCTTACGCGAACATTGAGACATCAATGCCTGTTAAGGCCACTGATGCCGATCGTGCCGCATTACTCACCGACTTACGCGCTTACATCGCCTCAGAGTCTTTCGCTGAATTGTATAATAAACAATCGATCTAATACCTATTCTAGCGTATTAGTTTAAACTGATTGTTTAATACAGCAAAGGAATGACTATGAAAAAGCAAGATGGCACACTGCCGCTAGCGGGAAGAACACCCCTGCGTGCTGAATGGCGTTTGTTAGAGCGCGCTGCTACTGATATGAAAGATTACCTAGACGCAAATGATTTAAAACTCATTAAAGATATCTGCCAAAAGGCGGATGTCGAGCGTTATCTACAACTAGGTGAGTACTGGGGGTTACAAAGTATAGACCCTCGTGTACAAATGGTTGGCACGCGTGATGCGTGTTTATACCAACTTTCATCATTGCTAAAGAAAACACAGTGGTCGGATTCTATTACCGTATCACAACAAGAACAAGCCACAGCCAAATTTCTTGACTATGAACGCTCTATGCGTGAGTATAATAGAAATGGTTACCGTGCGCTTACTTGGAGCAATGACCCTAAGGTTAATATATGGCTTACCCGTATGCAATCTTTCATCTCTGAGGTCCTCGGACCTCTCGATTTTAAGAGTGTTACACGGTATGCCAGACCTGGCCCCGGGGCAACAGTAGGACAATCTTCACAGCTTGGGCATAGATATTACAAATATGCCACAATACCGTATGAGGTTACATCTGACAGCATCGATCACGCAAGGCGTTTCATCAAACTCGATGAACGCTGGATGCGAGCTATACAGGAACACCCCCCTCAAGGGGTACCACTGGATGGCAAGCTCCCGCCTGACGATGTTCTATTTCGGGTAGTTCCCGGGAATCGAATTGGATTCGTCCCTAAAGATCAAGACATTGCGCGCACTATTGGTTTAGAACCATCAATGAACGTAATGCTGCAATTAGGGGTCGATGGCTATGTCCGCAAGCAACTTCTCAAAGTCGGTATTAACATTAACGACCAAGAGGTTAATAAGGAGCTTGCACGCATAGGTTCTATCGATAACTCCCTCATTACTCTCGACCTAGTCGGCGCATCGGATACTATATCGATGCGGCTAATCGAAAAGCTACTTCCCCATGATTGGGTTATGTATCTTTCTGATTTGCGTTCCGATCAAGGCACCCTACCAGATGGTTCTGTGGTTCACTACCATAAACTATCCAGTATGGGCAATGGCTATACTTTTGCCATTGAGACACTGATATTTGCTGCGGTAGTCTACGCAGTAGCACCAGATGTAAAGTTTGGGATTAATGCTCACGTCTATGGCGACGACATAATTGCGCCGTCAGAGACTCGTGTTGATCTTATTAACCTCCTTAATCTATGTGGATTTGTTGTTAACACCAGCAAGTCTTTCGTTGAGGAAACCTTTACTAGAGAGAGTTGCGGAGCTGACTTTTACCGTGGCGAGAATATCCGCCCAGTATTCGTGAAGAAATCATTCGCTCTTATGGACGTGTTCACTTTTTACAGTGTACACAATCGTTTGAAAGAGTGGTTCTCGCGGGTCCTTTCTATTTACGATCCTTCGTGTTGCACCATGCTAATTGCATGGTGCGCACCCAAATGGCAGCTTTTCGGGCCACCGGATCTAGAGGACCAGTCTTCATACCTTGCGGTATCAGAACCTTTATATGGACGTACCCGCTTTGGGGCATACCCACACGATAGAGCAATAGCCATCGTTCGTGTGTTCCAAAGCGAACAGGACGACCCATATTTTCAACTGCTAGCTCATCAGCTGGTTACTTATTCAAAAGACCAGCACAAGAGCACCTTGGACATGAAACTCCAAGAAGCAGTAGGTTCTCAATTCGATATAACGCGTAAGGGCTCGTATAAAATACGAGCCCAGAGACGGCACAGTCATACGTTAGTATGGCCTGCACACTATCATGACGTCTAACGACGTTTGATAACCTAATGAAAATAACGCCTTCCTCTAACGAGGTCTGCGAAATTGCC